AGCCCGGTTTAATTAAAAATTTAGATGAAGTAATTAATGAGATTAAGAAGAATCCTAATTTTGTTTGTTCAGTATTATCTAATTCATTTGTAAGAAAGAGATATCCTCATATACTAGAAGACAAAGATATACTATATGTTGAACACAATATATTGGATTGGTATGAGGGCGAGGTTAAAAAATTAGGTAACTTTGATTTTGTTCCTGAGAATGATCTTAACAATTATAATGTGGTGGTTAGAACACCAAACTATTACTCTTACAATCACAAGTATCCTGAAATAATAAAAAAACTAGATCATAAGAATACTATGTGGAAAGCATTCAATGGTAGATCAAAACATTTTACAGATGTAGTACAAGCGGCCGAGATTGATCGTAAGATGTGTGCTTCTTTTCCTATGGTGCCAGTTATAGATTTTGAGAAAAGACATATTGTTCATTGTAGTAAAAAGTTCGCTAACAATACTGAACTATCCAAGACATTTGATCTAACACAAGAAAATGTGGATAAGATGATGAACTTTCAACTATTCAAATACGAAAGTTATTGTGTAACTTGTACAGAATGGCAACAACCAAAAGGACATTTTCCTATGAGAAAATATGCGAGGTTATTAAATGGGTAAAGAAGATAAAAAAAAATTAAATGAGTTAGACCCAAAGTGTTTTGATCGAAGACAACACAATTATGGTTTTACTAATAGAGGTGAGTTAATACCATGTTGTTGGTTAGATAATCAAAACAATAGAGTGAATACATCATATCAAAAACTATTAGCAGTTAGTAATATTAAAGACCATGATAGTATAGAAGATATACTATTACAACCAGAGTGGATTGAGTTTAATAAAAGTCTAGCAAAAGGAAAAGGATTTCCTCAATGTCACAAAATATGTAAAAAAGAAGCAAAGTTTCAAAGACAAACAATATATGAACCTGGTTTTGAGAAAAGGGTAAGAGAAACTTAATATGAAAAAAATTGATTTAACAATAGACCGAGTTGGTGACGAAGAAGCACGTCTAACAAGAGGAGGTCCTGGTGACAACTCTAAACCAGGTCAAGTAGATACATCACAATGGTGGTTAGACTTATCGAAAAAAACCAAAGATGAAGGTACAGCAGAACCATCATTATCAAATCAATTACCTAAAGACAAGTCAATAATACAACAAGCAAAAGATGAAGATATATTTTTTTGTACTATACCTTTTACACAAGCATATTCTGAAATGAATGGTGGTTGGAAAGCTTGTTGTTTTGCACATAGACAACGAAAAGGTCCTACAGTAGAAGATACATCTATAATAGATTGGATGGAAAATAGTGATTACATGAAGTCAATTAGAAAAGAAATGACTACAGTTGGTTCTGATCTAAAAAATGTAAAAAATATTTGTCAAAGATGTATTAGTGATGAAAAAAGATATGGTAGATCCAGAAGAACAAACTGTTTAAAAATACACACAAACAATCCTGAATTTTCAGATGACATAATAAAAAGTGTTGAAATGTATAAAGCGAGTGGTTTTTGGACATTTGATAAAAGAATTATAGAAGTACAATTAAAAATATTTGGCTCAGAATGTAATTTAGATTGTCATATGTGTCATCATACAAACTCATCAATAAGGCAAGCCGGTGCTGAAAAAGGTGTATGGAATACAAAGTTGTGGGAAGAAGAAATGAATACAGATTGGGAATCCAGTAAACAAGAATTTAAAATACATGGTAAAGACCGAACAGGAGTATTTAAAGGATCAATTAAATCGACAATAGAACAAGTTGTAGATTTAGCGCCGTACATAAGAAGTGTAAAAATTATAGGTGGCGAACCATTAATTATGAAAAAACATTATCAAATGATGGATGCTATTGTAAAAACAGGACATGCAAAACACATCTATGTTAAGTATCAAACTAATCTAACTAAAGTAAGTGTTGGTAAACATAGTATGTTTGATTACGCACCGCATTTTAGGGAAATAGCAGTAGTAGGTTCTGTAGATGGTATAGGTAAATCCATAGAATATATGAGAAGAAGAACAAACTGGAAAGAATTGGAAGACAATATAACAGAATGTGGTAAGTATCCTAATGTAGTTGTTGACTTTAACGGACTAGTTTCTTTTTTAAGTGTATTAAGATTTTATGAAGTACCTGAATATGTAAAAAACAATCCTAATATATTTCAGATCAATTGGGCCATGCTTGAAATACCTAGAAGTTTAAGACCTAATAATTTACCAAAAAAACTAAAAGATGAGTTAATACCAAAATATAAAAAGTATCCTGATATTGTAGCCGCACTAGAAAGACCAGCAGAAAAAGATTTTAATATACAAGAAGTATTTTCTTATTTACTAAAACAAGATAAACATTACAAAGGCACTAAATGGGAAATGAATTTATTTGATGTTTTTCCTGAACTAGAAGAATACTATGACCCTAACTATATATCACAAGACGATTTAAATTTAACAGTCAACGAACAAGATTTAATAAACTAATATGAATACTTTATTTAACAGACGAGGAATTAATATTGATATCACACATAGGTGTCCGTTAGAATGTAAAAGATGTCAAAGATTTACTTCATTTACAAGTAAGGGTCTAAAGGTTCCTGGTGAAGATTTATCTGTTGAAGATTTTTCTAAAGTGCTTGACTTTTTTACTCATATAAATTTTTGTGGTCAAGTATCTGACCCTGTTCATCACCCAAAATTTGTAGAGTTATTAGAAATGATACGTGAGAGAAAAGATCATACAACTAGTATTCATCACGCATCAGCGGCTAAACCTTTGAAGTGGTATCCCAAAGCCTTTGAGGCAAATCCAAGAGCTCAATGGTGGTTTGGTATTGATGGTTTTCCTAAAGATAGTCACAAGTATAGAACTAACCAAGACGGTGAAAAATTATATAATATAATGAAAGATAGTGTTAAGTATTTAAAGAATACGCCAATATGGCAATTCATTGTATTTAGTTTTAATGAAAATGATATTGAAGCATGTAGAGATATGGCAAATGATATAGGTGTTAAGTTTATTGTTATCAATTCATCAAGGTGGATGGGCGCAAATGATCCTTTAAGACCTACAAATAAAAACCTAAGTTTAGATAGAACTAAAGGTAGATTTGATAAAAAAGAAACTTCACTACATGAAACTATATTTATGAATGACAAGGAACTTAATGAAAAAAGATAAAAAACTTCCTACTCATTTAACTAAAGGCGGACCTGGTGATAAGTTTCTTGGCGGCGGTAGTGTTGACACAAGCAGTTGGTTTAATGATCCTCAAATTGAAATAACAGAATTAGAGAAACAAATTAAAGATGAAAAGATTTGGTTTTGTACAGCTCCCTTTCAACAGTTATATACAGATGTTAAAGGTCAATATGGTCCATGTTCTTGGGCTAAACAAGAATACTTTAACACAAATATCCGAGATGTTTCAATGAAAGAATGGTTTGAAAATAACCCTAAACTAAATGAACTACGAGAAGAAATGTTAACTCCAGGTTCAGATTTAAAGTTAGCAAAAAAATCTTGTATATCATGTGTAGAACAAGAAAAAAATTATGGTAGATCAAGGAGACAATCTTCTCTTAAAATACAAAGTAACAATTGGGAATTTTGGAATGAACAACGTGAGGCTGTTAATAGATATAAAAAAACTAAAACAGGTCATATAAAAGATAGAATTTTTGAAATACAAATTAAAGCATTTGGCAATCAATGTAATTTTGATTGTTATATGTGTATTCCAGCTGATTCCACTACAAGAATTAAAACCATGAACTCTGATTCAATGAAAGATCAAATAATATTTAGTGAAGGTACTATGAGAGAGGCTAATTCTATGGTAAAATTTAAAGGTGAATCACTTGATAATATTATTGACCAGATAGTAGATGTTGCTCCTTACATATACAATCTTAAATTTATTGGTGGAGAACCACTAGTTATGAAACAGTTTTACAAACTACTTGACGCTATAGTAGAGTCGGGTTACGCTAAAAATATGAATGTAAAATATCAAACTAACATGTCTGTTCTAGGACATGGCAAATACAAGATTGAAGATTATATTAAACATTTTAAATTATTTGAATTCACAGTATCACTTGATGGTATTGGTAAAGCTGATGAATATATTAGACGTAGATCAGTCTGGGAAGATATAGTAAGCAACATTAAAACATTAAGCAAATATCCTAATGTAAAAATAAATGTAAATGGTACTATATCTTTTTTAAGTGTCTTTAGATTTTATGAACTTATAGAATGGTTTGATGATAACAAAGATTTATTCGAACAAATTAACTGGTCTAATATAAGAGGACCAAAAAAGTTATGTGCTAATGTTTTACCTGATGAAATAAAACAAAAACTTATTCCATTGTATGAAAACTACCCAGATATACAAAATGTATTAAAAGAAAGTAATGGTGGATTATATTACCAAGACTCAATAAACTACTTATTAGCACAAGATAAATACTATAAAGGTACTAAATGGGAAATGGATTTGTTTGATGTATATCCTGAATTAAAAAAATATCATGGAGAAAAGACAGTGAAAAAAATATATTCAGTAGCATTAAACTTACATGATCATAACACATATGATGGTTTATGGCATAATCAAAGAGAACGAGAAACTAGATTTAAACATAATCTACCATATCATACTGAAGCGTATGCTCATCAATCAGATATACTTAATCCATCAGATTATCGTTTAAATAATGAGTTTGTAAAAGATTATTTTAAAAAGAGAGATGGTGTTCTGGCATTTACTTATACTTATGGTGGTATCAGAATGTGTAAAGATATTATACCAGTAAGTATATTTAATTATGAACCTAAAAAACTATGGGACTATTTTGAAAAAGATAATTACTATTTTATAGACCATCATCAATCACACGCCACGTATGCCTTTCTTAATTCAGGTTATAAACAATCAGACATACTAGCGATAGATGGTATCGGGTCAAAATATAGATGTGTATTCTTTGATAAAGACCAGAACTTAATTGATCTATCAGACAAGTTACCAATTGGTTGGTTATGGAATCATATGTCGAACTTAACAGCATTTGGAACACTAGGTGCAAGTAAACTTATGGGTAAAGTTGGTTATGGAAAATATAGTCAATACTATTATGATACATTTGAAACTATATTAGATGGACCTATTACAGAAAAAAAACAAAAACGTTTTCAACATATACGATTAGACAGTATAGATGACTTGGCGTTTACTCTACAGAAATTTACAATAGATAAGATAAAAGAATTTGTTTATCCTCTAAAGTCTTGTGATAATCTATGTATCGCAGGTGGTGTAGCATACAATGGTTATATGAATGAAGAATTTACTAAGCACTATACTAATGTTCATGTTCCACCAGCGATAGGTGACGAAGGACAGGCCATAGGGGCGTATCAACATGCTGATTATACTTTGAATAACAATATACATGTTGCTGAAACATTTGCTGGTAAAGAGTATGATTATGTTGGGGAAGAAAGAGTTAATTACAAAGAAGTCGCTCAAGCAATCGCCGATGGTAAGATAGTAGGTTGGTTTCAAGGTAAATCAGAAAGTGGTAATCGAGCATTGGGTAATAGAAGTATATTAGCAGACCCTCGTAATCCTGATATAAAAAATATCATTAATAGCACAATTAAAATGAGAGAAGACTTTAGACCATTCGCACCTGCTGTATTAGAAGAACATTATAAAGAATACTTTGATACCAATAGTCCTAGTCCTTACATGAGTAGAATATGTAAAGTTAAGTCTGATAAAGTACCAGGTATAACTCATATAGATAACACTGCTAGAATACAAACTGTTAATCAAAAGTTTAATGGTAAATTCTATAATCTAATTAATGAGTTTTATAAGATTACAGGTGTACCTATGTTATTGAATACAAGTTTTAATTGTCAGGAACCTATTGTAGAAACTCCTGAACACGCTATAAGAACATTTAAAAAAACAGCACTAAATATATTGGTAATTAATGATTGGATAATACGAAAATGAATATAAAATTGTTGCAAAATATAATAACAAATTTAATATCTTCTTCTATGAGAGAGGTGAGAGAAGATAGAGATTTATTGGATTCTTTTAGTCCTAATCAGTTTAAATCAAAAATAAATTTAGTTAATCATATTAAGAGTTTAAATATTTTAAATAAAAATTCTGAGATAGTTATTTTTGGTAGTTGGTATGGCAGTCTTTTAATACCAGCATTTTATGATGAAGTTAAAAAAATCACATGTATTGACCAAGATGTTAAAGTAACTAGTAGAGCAAAGTTTAAATTATTTAAAGAC